GTCCCATCCGACCGCCAAATTTCCTGTGTCTGCACGGCCATATATATCGCCCCGATAGGTACCGCACTGGCGGCGGGTCGTTCGTTCACGGTCGGCCCGTAATGTTCCATATTACTCCCCGTTAGTTTAACAGCGCCCGGCATCGCATCGGTAAAAATCTCCGCCCCCGCCCCGTTAACATTGACCACCTTTGGCCTGTCCGAGCTCGCCCCGCTCACCCAATCCTGGACTCTCTTCCAGGCGTCATACATCATCTGTCTAGTGATCTGCATCAAATCGCCCCCTTGCTTTTCGTTTTGCCTCTCAGTGCTCCGTCATACTCATATTCCTGCGCGATGATCCGACTTGATCTGTTGACGCCGTATGCATCCTCCACCGTTACCACATCGCCAGGCTCGAGTGCGGGATTTTGCCGCCAATTGACCTCGTACAGCGCTCGCTTATTGCTTTCCGTCAGGATCCACTCCGCCACGGCTTTCGCATGTTGTTCAGTGTTGATCAATGTGTTTTCGACTTTCAGCGTCGCGCCGCCGGTCACTGGGCCTGTTTCCACGTACGTACCGGCCACCGTGTCCGCATCGCTGTAATAGTTGACCTCGACGCGAGAGACGAGCGTGTCAAGGTTGATCTGCGGCTCAGAATACATGTTATCCATGTAAATCGTATCAACCGGCGATTCGTCGACCAGGCGGACGATGTTCAGGAAATCGTCTCTGTCGACGAACATTGCACACATTCCGGCCACTGCGATGTTCTGGAAAAGTTCCCGGTACGTCTGCTTTTTGTACACACTCAGTGTGCTCATAGACGCCAGCGCGGGATCGAGCCTGTATTTTTCCAATCCGATCTCCGTGATCAGCGACATGGCCAATGTGTGCAGATTGGTGTTGGATGGAGTGGTGTTCTCGACCTCGACAGACGGCAGGAAATCCAAGCGATTCCGGGCCGTGAATGTGGTCGTCAGGCTCCCCTCGTCGGACTTCCAATCAGACAAAAAGTACAGGCCCATGTTGACCCACTCATAGAAATCCGGCCTGATCTCCACGCCCAGCTCGACGACGGCAGCCTGCCGCTCCTGCAAAAACTTGTAGGAGCCCTGCGGGTTGAGGATGTTAAATTCCCGGTTGCTGTTGTCCACCACAAATTTGAGCTCGTTCGCCGGGACCTGGGCGCTGATCGGGTCGATTTCCTCAAGCAGATTGACCCGGAAAAGGTTGTCATCACCATACACCCGCACAACGCCAAAGCTGACCTCTGTCACTTTCGCCCGGCGATCCGGGCGGCACCATTTGAGCAGAGTGATGGTGATCCGGCGATAGTTTTCGATCTGCTGTTTATCGATCACCCATCGCGCCCGATCGTTGTCGCGTACGGATTGGCTCCAGATGACGTTGTTTCCGGCGTCATATGCGGCGACGTCAAAATCGACCGCATACTCGTCGGCAGGTTCGTCGAATGTGATCGTCAGACCGATGGAACTGTGCGGCTCCGCGAAAGCAAAGTCAATCACCTGCGCCGGACTGAAAGAGCCGTCGACGCCACTGAATGATGCGGAATACCATCCGACCTCAAAACCGGGTTCGTCCTCCTTCGGCGGAAGGACAAAAGAGCCGTCCAGCCGCCAATAGTCCGGTTCAAATGTTGCGTACGCTGGACGGTTCCTTTCCTGATTGGTGAGCTGGTCTTTCCGGCTGATCTCGGCCTCGCTGGTAACGGTAACGGATGCATCATCAGCCGACGTCACATCGCTAATATCAAAGGTGACGCGGGCGGATGTGCGGCGTGATGGTGAGTATATGGCTTGATCAAATTCCGGGGATGTTGTGATCATGCCGCATCACCTCTCAATCAGGTTAAAGGCAACGTCTTTCCAGCGCACGACGCCATTTTGGTAATCAATCGCCCCTGCTTTGCGGTCGCCAACATAAAAGGTTCCGGTCCGCATTGTGCCGTCTTGCGGATCGGGATATTCGACCGTAAAAAAGACCGGGGAGACAGCCCGCAAAAGCTGGCTCAACCGGTCCTGGTCAAGATAATTCCATGTCAATTCGAGCTTACGCTTTGTAGCTATCCGCTCAATTATGATGGTGCCTTTTGCGTTGCGTTCAGCCTTTGAGAGGTCCATCACCCCCGCCGTGTAGCTGGACGGCGTGGGGATTTGCACACCGTCAATCTTTATCAAATCGCCCACCTCCGTCACACAGGCTTGATTACAGCAGGGCCGCGCCGCTGCTGCTCTTGTTGTTGATACGGATACATTACGCGGGCCAGAGTTGTACCGTCGATTTGGATGACGATTTCGCGGTCGGATTCCTGTCTACCTTGCGCCACCTGCTGGGCCGCCACAACAGCCGTCCCAATCGCGCTGGCCAAGGTGTCCACGAAAGACGTATTCTCAAGCGGAATGACGGCTTCTTTTCCGGCCTCTCCAATCATGGCGAGTGTAGGGCCGTAGACAATGCCGCCGGACGCGAATGCCGGCACAGTGGCGCCACTTTTGAGGAGACCAGATATCCACTGCAAAGCATCATCGAGCCATTTGGATGCCTGGCTGACCACACCTCTTGCGGCCGATCCTGCGCCAGCCATGCCAGCGCCCGGGACAATATACGGTGCTGCAGCCTTGGAAAATGGAGCTGTCTTGTCGGAGAGCCAATCCAATCCTTGGAGCAAGTATCCGATCACTGGCAGGTCTCGACCGGGGAGATCGCTGGTCACGTTTTTTGGCGTTACAACTTCGCCCACTTTTTCAAGACCGGCACGGAAAGTCAATCCAGTTTCCGCGAGTGCAGACAATGCTTTTGATTTGATATCTTGCAGGCTCGGCACAGCACCACCAATCAAACTCTGAAGCGTCATCCATGCAGCTATGGCATCGTTGATTTTTTGGATGATCGGGCTGATTTTTTGCTCGGCCGCGGCTCGCATGCTCTCAAGGGCAGTAGACCAAGACGATTTAACACTGTCTAGTGTCGGGATCAGGCTGAACAGCGTCACTCCAAGACCGGCCCATTCCAAAGCAAAGCCCGGGCGGAAGTTCCGCAGCTCACTCAGTACGTACGCAAGAGAATTTTTCCATTCCTCGCGTACAAATCCGAGCGGCAGTTCGATGGATTTGATTTCATTTTTCAGCGATGACCAGTCCGCCTCTATGAGCGGACGATGACTTTGAAGCTCCGCCAGCATACCAGCCAACACCGTACTCCATGTCACGCCAACATTGAGCGTGGGCGGTACAATGCTGTCGATCGACGACCGGAAACCGCCGAGCTCCGCGTTGAGTTGCGGGAAGGTCCCCTGGGACACCCCGAGCATGGAAGCAAGCGTGCTCGACCATATCGCGCCGAGGTTGATGATCGGCGGGACGGTCACGCCCAAGCTGGATTGAAACCCAGTCAAATGCCCATTCAAAAGCGGGAACGTTGCGGCCGCGGCACCGAGCATTCCGGCGAGCAATCCGCTCCAACGCGGTCCAATCGGAGCCAATCCGTTGGCAACGTCCGCGTTCACATCATTCAGCCACTGAGCCATTTTGGCCCGGGTCTCCCGCGTCAAATCGTTGATTGTGGCGAGTACGTTCGTTACGACTGCACCTAGTCCAGCGTCGGGAGGATGTGGTGGGTCGAATTCGATGCGATACCGCTTCGTGAGTGCGGGCGGGACCTCGGGCCAGTCCCAAGTCACGCCGCCGGAGGGTGTTCCTGGCGGTGTGGGAAAACCGCCACCGCCGCCGCTTCCTGCTCCGCCTTTCGATCCGCCGCCAAAATCGCCAAGCTGGTTGATTTCGTCGAACGAGGCCAACTGTTTCACGGCTTTTTTCGCGGATTCAGCCAACTCATCATACGCATCACCCTGATCGTTGATGGCGTCCGTAGCCCGGTTGGCTCCCCGCGTCATCTCGTCATAGTCCCAGCCACGAACAGCATAGAAAAACCGGGCGAGTTGCTCGGTCACCCAGGCGAGGGACTCACCAAACCTCGTCAGCGCCGGGAGAACGGCATCCCAAAGCGGCAAAAACATCTGAGACAAATGCAACTTCACATCTTTGAATTGCTCGAGCAATCTTTCTTGCTTCGTCATCACGTTTTGCTGCAAATCATTGCCATAGCGCTTATACGTCTGCTCCAGAATCGCCGCCAATCGAATCTGCTGCTGTTGCTGGAACGTGAGTTGACTCCACGACTTGTCACCAGCGAACTTTCTGAATGCTTCGGTCGACTCGATCATCGAGATGTTCACGTACACACCAAGATCCTCGATTGCTTCGGTCGAGCCAAGCATACCAGAACGAATCCGGTTGAACACGTCATCAATATCCCGTCCAGTATATGAAGCGATCACTCGGGTTGCGTGAACAAGGTCTTGGGTAGACTCTTGAAGCTGTTTCGTGTCGCTGATGAAGGACGCGAGCAAATTCCCGTATGTTGCACCAAGTTCTGCCGCGGTCTGCTTCGCAAGACCTTGAGCCTGTGCCCAGTCCATATAGGCACGGGCACCCTCGCGGAGCGTGATATTGAGTCGGCCGATATCGGCTTCGAATTTTGCGGCGGTTTGGCTTGCCCGATAAATACCAGCCGTGACCAAACCGAGTGCAGCCACAAAGGCGCCGATGCCGAGAGCCGCGCCTCCGAATGCAGCGCCCGTCCCGCCAGCCGCAGCACCAAGGCCAGACAGCCCCTTGGTTGTGGATCCCATCACAGGGCGGAGCGAGCTGAGGGCGGCGGTGATTCCGCCAATGCCTTTTGCTCCGCGAATTTGCGAGAGGGAAGAAGTGACCGTGCTGCCGAGAGTCCGGAGCTCGCCCGTGATTCCGCCGAAACCCTTTGTACCGGTGATGGTTTTCGTCGCTTTGGTTGCGTCGTTTTTGAATCGGTTCAGTTCCCGCGTAGCGTTTTGCATGGTCTGGCGCGCTGCGGAGAAGTCTGCGCCAATCCGGATCATGAGGTTACGTACAACGGCCATGCTCGGTCACTCCTTCCCTTCAAGATTTGCCATGAATCGCTTTGCAAAAGAAAGCATCTCGTCTGGAGACTGTGCTTTTTCATACTGCTTTTTCCGTATCCCCGACAGAACTGTTCTCAGGCTAGGCATCTTCTTTGCCCGGTAGAATCTGGCAGTGTGATATGCATGAATGATTGCATGTTCAAAATCCTGTTGCTGCTGCGCCTTGTGGTTTTCGACGTACAGCCACAGTTCCCGCGGTGTCATCCATTCCCATTCTTGCAGACCAACACCGACACGGATTGCTACGCGCTTCGATTCTTCGAAGTCGAACGGTCGCTTTTCTTCGTCTTCTGATCCTGGGGGTCGTTTCCCTCCAGTTCCTCCGGCTTAGCGCCGAATGCGGCCGCAAAGGCCTTTCCAACGGATTCAACGATGTGCCGGTAATTCGGCGCTTGATCGAGAAGGTCTTCCATCTGCTCCAACTTGAGCGTTTCCCCGTTTTCCTTCGCGTCGTGAAGCAAGCCGCAATAAACCAATTTCTCAACCATATCAAAATCGTTGAATCCTTCATCTTCGATTTCTTCGAGCGATTTTCCGGTCAGCGCAACAAGCGTCTTGAGTGCTTTGTGTCCAAATCGCAGTTCTCGCGGACGGTCGAGATGGATAATCACCAAATCGCTGTTGTTTTTGCTCATTGATATTCATTCCTTTCAGTAGATTTTTTTGGAAAACTGTCTTATCCTAAAGGTGAGGTGGGGAGTATGGACATTTATATCTGCCCGATGTGCAAGCAGGAAAATGGCGAGCATCAGAAATACTGCCTGAATTGTGGTAAGTGGCTGCTCGACCCCGCATTTCCGGCCATAAAAAAGGAAAAGCGCAAGAAAAAATCCCGCAACTATTTTGGGGCCATCATGCTGATCTTGGCCGCAATCGGCGCATATTGGTTTTTATCCAACGGCGGGACGCTTGCCGTTCCTGTAAGCAAAATGTACTACGATCCGATCGAAAATGAGTATTTCCGATTCTCGCAACTCGAAATAACCAATAGCTCAGTTTCGTCCATACCCATAGACTTTGAAGTCAAAAAGGACTTCGATCATCCGATTGAAGTCGTCGCCGTTTTTTACGATGGAGAAGGAAACCGAATTGCTAGGGCATCCACAACCATCACCCGAAAATTGACGTCTGGGTATGAAACCACGCTTGTCCTCAAGCTGGACAACCCGGCGAACTTGATGAAATCGCGCAGTCTTAGCATGGAAACGAATCCATTGACCCCGTTCGAACTATTGGAAAAAGCCGTTGAAGCGATACAATGATCCCGGGGGCAACCACCCCCGGGATTTTCATTTTTTACGCCTTGGTGACAACAACTTCATACACAACGGACGTCTTTCCGGTTTCCTGCGCAACGATCGTCACCTTGCGGCTGTTGGCACCGTTGAAGGGGATTGCGCTGGATGCCTGTCCGTTCGTCAGGTCCTCTTTGAATTGGCCATCCACGTACAGTTTCAGCTCATGGTTGGCTGCGGTGGCCGTCACCGTGAAGCTAGAGGCCGTCACACCGTCAAACGCATAGAAATGCGTACCATTTGCGAAAGTCGGGCTCAACGTTCCGCCCGTTCCAGCCAACGTCAGACCAGTCAGGCCGGAGCTTGCGCCGAAATTCAGCGACGGCTTCCCGGATACCCGAATCGTCGCTTCGAACCCAATCGCTTCCTCGGTCTCGCTCGTGACGTTGAACGCTGTCACAATACCCTGAAAACTCCACGCGGCGCCGAGTTTTGCCGGGTAGATGATCTCGAAATCCTGCACTTCTCCGGATTCCAACGCCGCGTACACATCGGCCTGGCCAAGATCAGAGGGCACAAAAAAGCCGGAGATGGAAACCTCTCCGGGATCTTTGAATCCACCGATGAATTCGCGGTATCCGCCCTCGCTGTCGAGCGTCGTCACGTCGAGTTCTTCCTGAGTGATCGATGGCGATCCGATCGACGAAAGATCACCGATGAAATTCAGGCCGATCTTGATTTTTGTACCGACCGAACGCGTTGCTCTTTTGGTCACTTCACATCACTCCCCAAAGTAGACTTGAAATTCGATTACACACCGGTGCAAATCCGGTTGTGATTCGTACATTTCAACCGGCATCTGGTACTCGACCGCCTCAATGAAAGGCCCGTCTGCGCCAATCTGCCGGCCTTCAAACGACAAGAGTAAGGTGACCACCTGTTTCGTGATCGCCTTCATGTCAGCGTACCGATCCGCAATGACATTTAGCTCGCCGCGGACTTCCTTGGACCGCATATAACCGTCCAGAGATTTGTCGCGCAGGCCCTCGCTGCTGCCGTAGATCACGTACGGCACGCCGTTTTTCTTCACCGCCTCCGGCGCAAAGAGCGGATACACTCGACCGCCCAGCTCCGGTATGGCGCTCACGATCTCCTGCCGCAGCGCGGCTTCGAAATCTTGCATCCGCTCACCGCCCTTTCCGCAAGGCTTTGTCAACTTCGCGACCGGCTACTTCAAGAACGCGCCTTTCTATCTGTTCCGCATTCTCGTCGATTGCTCGGCGCAAAAAGCGATAGCCCGGCACATACCCACCATCGACGGTCAGAAAACCGTACTCTTGCGAAGCCGGGTAATAGTACCGCTTGCCGTCCTTGGTCATTTTGACGAAGATGTCATTTTTGGCTGGGTCCATCATGACGTCATAGACTTTCTTGCCCCTGGTCCTTGTGCGCTCGCCCTTTAGGATGATTCCTTGTTTCAGCGCACCTGTGTCTTCCGGTGCATTCGCTTTTGCTGCTCGCAAGGCGATCCTGGCGCCAGCCCTTGCCGACTGGGTGGCGGCCGGCTGGGGGACCTTTCCGAGTTCACGAAAAGCGCGCTCCAACTCCCGCATGCCGATGATCTCAGTCTTGCGGGCCATCACTGTCTCTCCTTACACATGAGTTGCAGCTCTTTCCGACCAAACTCCGGATGGATGATGTGGAGAATCTCGAACTCGGAATCTCTATACTGCACCCGCATCGTCCGGTCGATTCCCTCCCGGTACCGGATCCGGATTCGCGTCGTCACTTCGGCGTGCTCGCTCATGACGGCGAAGTATTCGCGCCCGCGGAGCGGTTCAATCGCGGCCCATACAGTCGCAACCGGCACATAGTCGTCCAGCGGCTGGCCGTACTCGTCCAGGTCATCGCGACCAGGTGGCCGCAGGATGGTGACACGCTTGTTGAGGCGGTTGACGATAAGCTTACTCATCCGGATCACCGTCTCCCGGCGTGTAGGCATGTTGGAGTTGGGCCATGATGGACTGGATTGTAAATCGCACTTTATCCGACGGTTGCTGACCGATCAGATCGCGGTTTTCGTACCAGTCAGCACACAGCACCAGGCAGAACAGCTTTGCGAGTTGATTCCCGCTATCAAACTGAATTTCGGTAGCATTGTGAAGATACGTCTCCGCGGCACCGATCAGCATATCAATCAGGCCGTCCTCGTCGTCACCATCCACGCGAAGCCACGTTTTCGCTTCCTCAACCGTCAGGATCGACATCGGTATCAGCGCCTTTCTTGCGCTTCAGTTTGTTCGGCGGGTTGGACTTCTCGGCGGGCTTGGGCTTCTCAGACTCAGCGAGGAACCCTTCCTTCACGAGAAAGGCTACTCGCTTCTTGTCATCTTCCGGATACTCATCGCCAACATTGTAGCGTTTGAAATTATGAAACCTTTCCCGGAAAGCCCGGATCACTTTTGCCACGCTTGATCACCTCCATGTAGGGGAAAAGAGGCGGGACGAGCCCGCCCCTCATTACGGCGCGGGCGTCAGGTCGATTTCTCCGAACACAGCGGCATTGCCGTCCCACTGTACATAGTCGTCGCGCATGATGGTGCGCAGTTCCGTGGTGTCGCGCCGCCATGCGTCGCCGCCTTCGCGGGTCGAGGCCAGCTCGAAGAACCGACGGTTGAACAACACCATGTATTGTTTCAAGTTGCCGACAAACACAGGTGCCTTGTCACTGACAGTGGGCAGGTGGCGGTTCGATGCCACTACAATCTGGCGGCCTTTGAACAACTTGCGGCCGGGCTGGGTGATATCTTCTTGCAGGATCGGCCGGCCGATGCCATCCACCTGGTTGTCCAGCCAGTTGAACCCGTCTTGGTTGGTCAGGATGATCGAAGACAGGCTGATTGCCGGGTCCAGGTCAACGTTCAGGACAGTATTGATGTCCTTCACGTCGCCCAGCGCTTTCGGCGTAAGCGTGCGCAACAACGAGATGATTTGCGTGTTGCGCGTATGAACGGCTTTCCGTGCGATCCAGTTGGTTACGTAGCCAATCAAGTTGGCGTCGTTGTCAGCCAGCAGCTCGTTCGTGATCGGCAGGTAGCCGGCGCGCTTCTTGAGTTTGTAGTTTACAACCGTGAATTTCGGGTTGTCCGTTTCCGGAATTTCGCCATATTCATCGACCACCTGGAACGGCGTCATGTCAGCATCAGCTTCCAGTACGCGGGAACCGGAAAGCGTCGAGACGTCCTCAACCGTCACATATTGCGACAGGTCATTCCACTCGCGCATCAGCGTGTTGATTTGTGTTTGGATGTCTTGCGGAACAACCATGCCGACGTCACCGTCAGGGATCGCCGGGTTGGTTTCACCCTCGTTCATGACAGCCCGGCGCTCGTATTCCTCGATGATCGAGCGCTGCTCGGACGTGATGCGCTTCCGACGGATGCCACGCAGGAAGATTTGGCGGTATTCCGCTTCAAGTTCTTTCATGTCGCGCTCTTCGACGTTTCCGTCGTCCTTCAGCTCGGTGCCGCCCATAGCGCGGGCTTCGGTTTCTTCCAACTCACGCTGAAGATCGACTTTCGCCTGAAGCGCCCGAACCTCTTCCATTTTGTCTTTTGCTTCTTGTACCTTGTCCTCAGCCAGCAGGCTGCGGACTTCTTGCTTTGCCGCGTCCAACTTGGACATCAGCGCTCTCAGTTCTCTGGTCACTTTCACTTCACCTCGAAATATAATTTTTGGAATTGAAAAAGCTCAACCGTAAAGGTCGAGCTCGATGGAGAGTTTCTCCTTTTCGTATTGGTCGGCGGCTCGCTGCTCGGAAACTTTGAATTCTTCCAAGCCGCGAGCGCTGACTTCGTTTGCCGGGTACGCCGGGAAAGCAACCGGGCTGATTTCGTATAATTCAGCATTGAGAATGGTGCGTTTATAGATCTTTTTATCTCCACGTTGTTCTGTTGACCATTTGTCCTTTGTGACTTTCATTCCGAAAGAAACTCCGTCAACATCTCCGCGCTGGATGAGTTCCCACGCATCGTTTCCAGCTTGCGTGTCAGGGATATCGAGTTCGAAACGAAGCTCCTTGTCGCCGTCGTAGATCCTGAGTGTACCGGATTTGGTATTTCCCAAAACCAGCGATGTGTCATGACTCCACAAACCAACAACATTTCGGGTTTTCAACGATTCCGAAAAAGCTCCCGTCGCAATCTGTTCCACCCACGTGTCGCCATACCAGTCGATAAAATCGGCCGAGTCTGTCTCGTACTTGATCGCCCCGGTGATGGTGCGCTTGCCTTCCTCTCCGTCAGCTTCCCGGATCTCCAGCGTCACCGGCATCGCTCGGATCTCCTTCTCCGGCATCTTCCTCTCCTTGTCCAGCTCCATCACCTCCTTTCCGGTATGCTGCACCAACGTCCGTCAGCGGTACCATGTTGCCGTTGACAATCAGCTGATCGCCTCCAGGCAAAGGCGGGTCCTCCTCCAACGCCCGGACTTCGTTCGGCGTCTTGAAACCGGACTGAATGGCAGTCTTGTACGCCTCGTAACGGGACTTGATGTCGGCACGCAGAATCGCATCCGCATTGGCGCGAACAAAAAAGCCGTCCTCGATCTCTTCATCGAGAAACAGCTTGTATGTCAACTCCTGCTCGTATCCGGTGAGGATCGGCTGGAGAGTGTCAGTGTAGAATTCTTTCTGCTGCTCGGTCGTGTTGTTGTACGTCGCCCTGGACAGATCGTTCAGCTGGTGCATTTTGATCCCGAAGGCCGCGGCGATTTGCCGGATGGTCAGCTGCGCGTTCTCCAAGAATTGAGCATCCTGCAAGCTTAGCGCGATAGGCTCGAATTTGTAGCCGATCGGCATGAGCGCGATCCGGTGGGCGTTTTTCAAACCGCTGGACATTTCCTCGAATTTTTCCCGGAAATTCCGTTTGGCCTTTTCGTCCAGGTCACCGACATATTGCACCAAGCCCTTAACTTGGAGTCCCTGCTTGAAAAATTTGTTGACGAACTCGCTTGCCGCGGCATTGTTTTCTACCGTCGCCCGCAGCTGGTCGATCGGCGAAAGACCAACGATTCCATTCAGCGTCAGCCCGCCACGGAAGTGCAGCATTTCGTCTTCCGGAATCTTGCGCTGTTCATACCCGAGATCGACCACGTACCACAGCTTGGAGCGTGGGCGCATGATCCCGGAAATGCCCGTGTCGTCGTCAACGTATATCTTGACCTTCGTGAAATCGACCGGCCACAGCCCGACCGGGTGCCCGGTTCGCTGGTCAAACTCGATGTTGACAAAAGCATTCCCGTACAAACAATTTTGCGTTTCGACCACTTTCCAGAAGTCAAAGGCCGACATGAACGGGTTCGGCCGGAGGCGAAGGAGCTGCGCAACGGCATGTTTGTTTTGCCTGCGGACCCCGTACTCGTCTTCCTGGTACACCTTGAACGGCAACTTGGCCACGGACTCCGAGCGGATCCGGATGCAGGCGTACACCGTATCCACCTTGAGCGCGCCTTTGCCTTTGATGCTGACGCCGTCCAGATCGATACCGAGGATTTCCGCCAGCCGGCGATCGTCCTTGTTCAGCTCCAGCGATTCTCGTTTCTCATCGATCCCGAGCCATCGCCGGGCCACATCCTTGATTCCCAATCTCTCACCACCTTTCAGCTCCAAAGTTTATCGAGAAATTCCCCGTCCGCGAACTCGCTCACGTCCGGAGGTCTTTCGTTTACCATGGCGCGCACCATGGCATTGATGACAGCCGCCAACAAGTCAATCCGCTGGGTGTCATCCTTGTGTTTCTTGCTGAGCTTAATATTGCCATTGCTGTCCACGACCTCCACCGCATTGGACAGGCACCAATCCAGGAGCGAGTTGCCGTCGTGGACGACTCGGCCCTGCAACACAAGCTCACGGAAATACTTCGTCGGTTCGGAGAGCGTCTGCACTCCCTGCCGGATCTCCACCACCGTCTTGCCGGCCGCCTCCCGTTCCTGCATGAAGTGCGAAGCGTTATATGGGTCGTAACACTCCTCCAGGATCGTCACGCCGTTGTCGAATTCGAATTCGTCAAGATGGTTGGCGATATAACGATAGTCCGTGACGGCTCCAGGCGTGAGCGTGCACCAGCCTTCTTTCGCCCAGTGCTTGTACGGCACCCGATCGGTGTGTTCGTGCTTAGTCGCCGTCTCCTCCGGTATGAATCCGTGGGCCGTGACGGCCAGGCGGCCATCCGGCAGCCAGAAGACATGTGCATCGGCAGTGAGGTCGATCCGCTTCGACATGTCAATACCAGCCCAGCCTTCCAGGCCGCGGATCAACTCCAAGAACTCTTTCCGCGAGACAGCAAGGTCCTTCCACTTGTCCATGATGCCCGCCATGTACTTCTCTTCGCTGTCCGCTTGCCAAAGGTTCACGCGCTTTGTCAGCCACTCGCGAATCTTGGCCGGATCGCCAGAGTTGAATGCCGTGTCGTGCTCCATGCGGATCTGCTGGAGCAGCTCCCGGCTATACTCGTTGTCCTCTTGGAGGATCGGATTGGGCTTCACCCAAACCGTCTCATCGTGAGGATCGTCATCTTTATCGAGCGTGCGGATCATGGCGAAGTAAGATTCGATCATCGGGATCTCGCCCCGGAGCATCTTCTCCAGCATGTCCCGCTCTTTCTTGCAAGGGTTGTTTTCTGCGTCCTTGCCCGCGGTCGTGATGATCATCATGAGGGACTGGAGCCGCTTGCCGAAGCCCGAAAAAAGCACATCCACGATTTCACTCGTCGGATGTGCATGGTATTCGTCGATGATCACGATGCACGGTGCACCGGAGTCTTTGTTTTTGGTGTCCTTAGAGAGTGGCCGCAGCCAGCCGCCGCGGGTCTTGTGTTCGATATAGGTTTTCATGATCCGGAGCCTTTTGGCGATGTCCGGGCTGCCCATGCCCATCTTTTGGGCGTCACCCCACACCCGTTTCGCCTGGCCGCGGTCGACAGCCGCGCACTCCACTTCGGGCATGTCCTCGTAGCGTTTTTGACTCGGGTCATACGGCGGATAGACACAATCTCCGCACATGCCGTAGAGCGCAATGCCGGACATTTCCGTGGATTTGACATTGCCCCGGGCCCGTTCATTGTACGAGCGGTTGAACCGTCGCCTGCCGGTTTCCATGTGAACCCAACCGAACACACTGCCCAGGTCGAACTTTTGGAACGGCAACAGCTTGATCGGCTGCCCGCTGAACGGGCCGCGGACGTGCCGGCAGCATCGCTCGAACCAATCAAAGATCCGATCTGCGCGCGTCTCGTCGAAGACGTAAGGGAATTCCTCTGTGCCTTGGCGCTGCAGATCTTTGAGATGCCGCTCACAGGCCAGCCATTCCAATTCGCATGCTGGGCGCAGGCCAGCCACAACCTCAACCGCATACCGGTGCGTCGGGTGAAGCTCGTCCAGATCCTTCGGTAAATTCTTAATCGAAGAGGTCCGCATTCGGATCCTGCTCCTCGTCGGCGATCCTCTTCGCAAGCCGTGCCCGTGCATTCGCATTCAGCCCGAGCTTGTCACTGTACTGGAGAATCAGGCGGGCATAGCTGAGCTGGGTCTTCACCCAGGGCGCCTCCACTTCCGAGCCGGAAGCGTTGGTCGTTGTGTAACCCTTCTCCCGGATAACTTCCGACAGCTCTTTGTGCCGTGCCACCGCATCGCAATATGCGGCGAGCACATCTTCATCGACTTTGTCCAGGACATCGAAGTCCTTCATGTCCCGGATCGTCTTCCGCCAGACAGATTTCGCCTCATCGTCCAGCCATGCCGGCATCTTGAGATTTTTCTTCTTCGGCCGTGTCAATTTGGCGGCGGCGCGCTGGCGAGCTTCGACTTCCTTCTTCGTCCAATGCTTGCCGCCGCCTTTCCGGCCGACCTGCATTTTGGAAAAATCAATGACTTGGTTCCCCATCGCCGCCACCTCCTTTTGCTGCTAAATTAAAAAGCCGCTCATCTGAGCGACTTATAATCTTTACATGTAAATCCACAACCACAAAACCATTCATGGATCTTACATTTTCCAGAGGGCGACATTAGTGGATTTGTGAGAAAATTTTTGCATCCGATGCAATCCCCATCGAAAGGTTGAAATGGTTCAGAGACCATCAACTCTACGCCGAATCGGCTGACCTTTTCGACCTGCAATTTCATAACATCACCCCCCCCCCCCCCAACTCAATCATAACACATTTCTGAAAATTAAACGGGGACTTTTTCTCACGCGCGAGTGGGGGCGCGGTCTCTCGCGCGGGCTTTCAAACTTTTGACCCTCCCCCTACCCCAGGGGGTATCTGCGCCGATCCTCAGCCGTCTTGATCATATGGCATCGATGACATAGCGACCGCAAATTGCTTAGCGTCAACCGCAGATCCCACCGCACCCGAATCGGTATGATATGGTCAACTTCGGTTGCCGGTGTGATTTTCTGCTCTTTCAAACAGTCTCGGCACAACCCGTGGTCGATCATCAATCGCTGCTGTCGTAGCCGACGCCAGGCGACGGACTTGTAGAAGGCCGCGGCCTGCTTGTCGCGCTGGTGTTCATCGTAGTATCGATGCCGCTCGCGTTCCTTCTCTTCTTGCAGATGTTGATGGTCTTCACAATATCGACCGGTTGTAAGATTGTGGCATCCGGACCGATTGCACGGGCGCTTCGGTTTAATCGGCATATCGATCACCCAGCGCAATCCGATCTCCGTGCCGCTTTGCCCAGCGTATGGCTTCCGGCAGATCACCGACATGTCGGCCGTAGCACGTATGCAGAATCACGACGCTGTCTTCTCGGCTATATCTCCACCACACACCGCCCAGCTGGATGTATGACCGCTTGCGACGATCGGGTTGGTGGATCCAATGCTGCAATTGCCTGGTTAGCTCGTCGCGATCAGTAGGGCCGACACGCTGGATATAGCGCTCATAAGCGTGATTGGTCAAGATGAGTTCCATGACATGTGACAGTCTCCTTTCTGGTTTCATGTACTCTCGGACGCCGCCCCGCACCTATCCGGACTCGGCGGAGGAGGTGAGGGCCGTGACTCACCCGCGAGGCGGCGGACGAAAAAAGAGCTCAACTGATCAGCTGAGCTCTTCAGAGTATTCTTTTTCCACGATACCATTTTAGCATGGCCGAATGTGCAAAATCCGCCATCTTTCCGCCACTTTCAATTCCACCCGAGGATTTCTGCAATTTGAGAAATGATTTGACTCCTCCATCTGCTGTACGTCCGGTCGCTGATTCCAAGCTCTTGGCAGATCCCGACAGCTGTCAACCTTTGCGGATGGGTCCAATATTTCAACCGGACAAATTCACGTTTTGGATCTGGCAGCCTGGCGTAAACCTCGTCGATCGCATCCACAACCCGTTCCAAGTGATGCAGCCTGGTGTGACTTACCAACGCAATCGCCTTCTTGGCCGTCGGGTCCCCCGGACGCCGAACCGAATTTTTTCCCTTCACGATGTTCACGTCTTCAGGTCGTTCATCAAACGGGTACAAGATTTCCTCCCGCAGCCGGGTGATCTCTTTTTTCCGGAACGGATACGCGTACAGTTCGGCTTCGACGTGCCGGAACACGTCCCTCTTGATTTTGGCTTCAACCTGTTTCGTTGCCGTCGTCAATCTCTCACCCCCACGGTGTCAAATGTCGTATGCGCTCGTATATAGTCCGTCTCCATCGCCCATCCATCCGATAGTACCGAACCGTCTCCGCCCGGATCGCCTCATGATGCCCACGACACACCGGCACCAGCGCCCATGTGTGAGTGGCAGGCTGGCGGCAGGATGGATGTTGACAATTACTCAAAACTCACACCTCCCCGATCGGCAATCCTGCCCGTACACCTGCGCCTCATCGCTCACCGGCGCCACCGTCACCCGCACCACCTGACACATCCCGATCCTCGGACACGGGCCCAGCTCGCACATCTGCGACAGGCATCGGATGCGGCCGTCCTCGATCCATGCGCGGGATTTGTATTCAGTCATGGGCAGCCTCCAGCAGATGTGGATGTTCGAATATGTTGCCGATGACTTCGCACTGGTCAGAATCAATATCCTCTGCTCCCAATTGTTCCTCCGTGCACTCAAACACAAATCTGGCTGTTTCTTGATTCAACTTCACTGCAAAGTCGACCATATCATCGAAAGAGAAACGAACACGTACAAAGTCCCCTTCGTAAATCTCCCGCCCGTTCTTGTCCCGCAGGCCGGTGTATTGACCGACGGTTGCGGGATCGACTTCAATGATGGCGTTGCCTATAAAATCTCCAACAACTTCTCGATACCAGATGCAATGTCGCGGTATTGAGTGTTGTTCATCGAGCAGATAGAATCCATACACCCATTCGCCGTTGTCTTTACGCTTTCCGCGATATTGACGCATGGTTCAGACTCCTTTCATCACTTCTTTGACTACTTCAGCCACCAGCTCCACGCCCGGGCCGCAATGCTCGCAGTACGTCTGGTTGTCCTCGGTGATCCGCCCCGGGCGGCCGCACTCCCAGCATACCAGCACATGTTTCGCGCTCATGACTCGCTCAGCTCCTCCCTCGCTAATTCTGCCAGCATCGCCCGTCGCTCCACCGGCGGCGCCTGCCTGAGTATCTCCCGGATCGCCTCGATCCGCTCCCGGTACGTCGCCCGCCGCGGTGGCTGCACGGCTGTGATCGCCACGCCGGTCTCGCTGCTGACGCGGCGGCTGTAGCGGATCATCCTGTGCGGCTTTATCATCGTTCCGGCTCCTTTCCGGGTTTGTCCCTTCGCGTCCCCTCATGTCCCGTCGCTATTTTTCCGAAGGGACAACCAGAACCCGCGTCACTGCTGGACTTTCACTGTTTTGTCCCTTCGTCCCGTCATTTTGTGCAATTTCTTTTACATGTGCGCACGTGTGTGTACGCGTACGCGCGTATATAAGAATAGAGAGATAGAAGGGACGAGGGGACAAAATCCCAACTTCCCTAGAGCCACAAGGGCTGAAGCTTGTCCCGTCATTTGTCCCTTCGCAAAATCCCGACGGGACACGACGGGACAAACGTCCCTTCGCCCCTTCATTTTTCCGAAATTTTTTCCGATTCTTGATGGGACGACGGGACAAAGTAGCGGCACTTTCGACCAGTCTTCGGATCTCGTTGCTGTTTTGAAATCCCAAAACCGAATTCCCTTTGAATGTCGATCGTGAACGTCTGCTGCCTCGGGATGTTCTCCACGCCCTCTGACTCGCACCAGGTCTTAAACTCGGCGTAAATCTCGCCAGTGTGCTTCGAGAGCAAACACTCCTCGGTGATGTCATTCTCCGAGAGCCAGGTCAGCGCGTGCGAGCTTTGAACCTTATACGTCCGGATCGCCTTCTCGACTTTCTCTGACTTCGTAAACCCTTTCTTGAGCAACCGGCGCAGCCCCCGGATCGCCATATTCAGCAGGTAGCTGCGCGCCTCCTCGGAAACGACTTTCTGGGAGATGTCCGGATCATAGTCCGGGTCCGTATTCGAGAATTTCGCATCCAGCGGCATCAGGATCAGGCGCCGGTAAAATCCGAACGACTTGTCATTGACCGGCGGCATCTTATTCGTCGTGAAGATGAGCGTCGCGTAATTCTTCAGGATGAAGGGATCTTTGTTCTTGCGCTCGACCGTGATCCGCTCCCCAGACGAGATGCTCTTCAGCCGACTGGAATCTTTGATTGTCGTGGCCGGAATGTCGTCGCCCAGGTTGACCAGCTTGTTTTCCAATTCCGCAGGCCGGAAGGTCGTCTCCAGATCCTGCAGCGATAGGGTCGAATAGTTCCCCTCGCCGATAAATGCACAGATCATCCGCAGGAGAGTCGATTTCCCGTTATTACCGTCGCCGAACATGATGAAGATCTTTTGCATGCGGCAATTTTTGATGAGACAATACCCGAGCATTTCCTCAAACAGTTTGAAGAGCTGATAATCCCCACAGAATACGCGCATGAGCATTCGGTCGATCGGCTCATAATAGGCAGCCGGGTTATATACGGCGTTGAGCTGCTGGAAATCGTACGCCTCCGGCGTGTGAGGTGAGAGCTGCCCCGTAAGTAAATCCAGCCGGCCGTTTTTGACGTTAATGACGTATTCCTCGACTGGCGGATCGTCAATGTGCCGCTGGATGGTGATGTAGTTCAGCACCTCGTTTTGCTCGCTGCGTTTCGATGTCGGATACTTTTCGATCATCGCTCGCAGGATGTCGTATTCCCCGGGCCGATAATACCCGCCTTGGTATGTGTAGAGCCGCTCGTGCCGGCTGATGATGTGCATCTCGCTGATCAGGATGTCCCCCATGATGTTATGCAGAAACTTTCCTTTCTCTGTAAACCACGGCGCGTCAAGATCGACACCGGGCGCCGGCTGTTCGGTTTCCGGATATGCATCCTCCCGGGTGACCGTTCGCAGCTCATCCTCCGGCAGCGGCTCCCGAAACACGTACTGGTTAATCAACCGCAGCGTCTCCGCGGCCTCCGCGTGCGTGTATCCGCGGCTGGCGAGCAGGATTTGATACTCGAACAGCGCCTGATTCCGGCCGTCGCCCTCACCCATCTCGTAAAATTTCCATTTGAATTGCTTCAAAGGACGCAACCAGCGCGGCAATTCGTCCAGCTCGTCCCAGTCGAAATCCGTGAGCCACTCCCGCCATTCGCCGGCAAGCTTCACGCACACCTGCGACTGCTTCCCCCAGCTGCGGTAATCCGCCACCAGCCCGATCCCGGTTGTCGTCTTGACGCTGTTTTTGACCGGCTCGCTTGTGGCGAACCAGAAGTGCCGTCCCCGGGTGGTCCGCATGATCTGGCATTTGATACCCTCGGTCATGACCAGCCGGGTCAGCTTCTCGGCTTGCTCGGCGTCGTCGATGTCTACGGCGACGTAGGGCTCGGGGATGGGAAGACCAACGTTCGGCCAGGCGGCGAGTTTCTCGACCGGATAGGTGTCCCAGCTGACCGGCGCCTTGTCCTCGCGGAGCTTCAGAAACCCATCGAATCGATCGAGGACAGCAGGTTTTTCAGTTCGTCCAGACTCGTGAGCCATACGCCGATTCCCCCGCTTTCGCGAATTTCACGTAGATGCTTTTGTTGAAGAGGGGTCGGAGTATCCCCCGGCCCCTTCTTCAGCTCGACGCCCACAAACCGGCCCTTATAGCAGATATAAATGTCCGGCCGCCCGCGGCGCTCGAAGGCGTTCCCGTGAGCCACGACATGATAAATGCCGCGTCCCTCAAGATATTCCACACAAGCGTCCTGCAGCTCTTTCTCTCTCATTTCCCCGCAGCCTTCCGGGCGCGCATTTCAGCGAGGATCTCGGCGGCCGTTTTCTTCTTCGGCGGCTCTCCGGCCGGCGACGCGGCGCCCGCGGATCCGGCAGTTTTGCTGCCGCCAGTGGACTTTTTCACTTCGAACGGCTCGCCGGGACCGATCCACTTCTTGACGTTGGCGAACGTGCCGCCCTTGGACCCTTCCGAATGTGCAATTTCCACGCGGACGAACTTTCCAATCAGATCAGCGGTATCGACTTCGTCGATCGTCTCATCGCCCAGCGCCGCCCGACACATGCGAGAGTAGACGAAGTCGGCGGTGTCGTTTGGTGTGCCGTCGGCGTTCACGAAATTGAAGTTAACGCGTGCCGTGCGGCCGGCGGCGTCTTCGATCGTGACGACGATCTTGTCAAACTTTTCATAGTCCGTTTCGTCGATCTCCTTGATCCGGACGACTTGCTCCCCTGCCGGAATCGGCTGGAATCCACCTTCGACCAGTTTGCGCTTCATACAGCATCGCTCCTTTTGATTGTGATTTTGGTTGTGAACCCGCTTTTGCGGTATTTCTCATAGAGACCGTCTGCCTTCAGGCGGTCAGTGTCGATACCGCTTGCCGCGGCTTTGGAGACTTCGAACAGGTACCGGGTACCGGCTGCCTGAATCTTCTTGTCGCTTTCCTTCATCCGCGCTTCCAGCTCCGCCTTGAGCTGGTCCTTGAGCTGCTTCAGCTGTTTCTCGGTCTCGGCGATTTGCTCGTTCGCTGCATCCACTTGCTGCTGCAGCGGCTCGATCCGCCGGATGAGCTCCGTGACGATGTCCCCTTCCTCGCCGGCGGCCGGCTGCGGGACATGAACCGTAGTGAGCGTCTGGACGATCTCCCGGTCCTTCTTGTCATCCCAGGACGGGCTCACAAGACCGTTGATGTGTCGCTCGTACCATTCCAGCGCCCGGTCGAGGTGCGCGACGAAGTTCGGGTACTCCGTAGCGACGCTGTACTTCTTGACGATCGTGTTCTCCGGCGTCGGCTCGAAGCGCTCCGGCGCCTCGTAGTCCTTTTCGGTGAGGATCGTCAGCACCATGCGGAACTCGTCGAGACCGGACAGGTACGCATACAGCGCACCCTGCAACTTGTAGTATTCCGGCGGGTTGAGCTGCCCGCCTTTGTACCAGTCCTCGACGCGCTTCGTTGTCTTCAGCTCCCAGATCGCCGTCGGCGTCCGCGCGTCCCACAGGCCACCAAAGATGGGCTCGTCCGGGAAGTGGTCCCACTCATAGCGCTTCTGCCCGCCGAAGTATTGCGCCGGCGTCTGGAGCTTGCCGAACGCGTACCGCCGGTTCAGGTACTCGATGACCTTCGGTTCGATCACCTTTCCGGCGGCCGTGTAGATCGTCTCCTCAAACGGCTTTTTGAATACCCCGGTCATGTCGCACCAAACTTCGAATTCGGTCGACCACGGGGAGAGCCCCAGAATCGGGGCCAACCTCGTCCCGGTGATCTTCTTGATGCGCTTCGGCTTCTCCGACAGCGTGATCGTTTTGGTTTTGAGATCGATATTCACGCGGGTTCCTCCTTACGCCGGCACCAGTTCGGTGATCGCATCGAGCAGTTGTTCGGCGTCCGCTTTGGTGAGCTCGCCCTGGAGGGCCTCGGTGAATCCGGCGATGACTTCATCCTCCACTCCGGCTTCCTGGAGCGCTTCGATGCCGAGCGCGATCGCCTCCAGCTGCTCCTCTGTGGCCGGCTCGTTCTGATTGGTGATCGTCTCGCGAATCTCTTCTCGACGTTCCGGCGGAACGTATGCAGGTTTCACGTTCCGCATTTCTTCCTCATCACTTTCCGGATCATTACCTTCGGCGACCAAGAAGTTGTTGGCGAGGAAGTATTTAATCGCGCCAGTGTATGCCTTATAGAGACCCTTGTCTCCCATGTCGGCTCCGGTACCGAACGCCGGATAGACTTCCTCCTCGCCTGTTTCGCGGTCGATGATTTTGAATTCGAATTTGGCGATCATCATGTTCATCTTGTCGCTGATGGCCGGAATGAATTGATATTCGAGCATCGAACTCTTGAAATCGAGCCCGGCGGCCGCGAGTGCCGCTTTGAAATTGTTCTTGTATTGCTTCTCCGTGATGTACTCATAGGATTGGTGACGGTTTTTGCCGTCTTTCTCCCAGGCGAAGCTGTTCATCACCTCCCGAAGTTTCATGAGCTTCGCAGCGAGTCCTTGCGGTGCTTGTATGGTTTCGGTTTTTGCGGTTTTAGCCATGTCTTTTTTCTTCCTTTCCTTCTTTGGTTTTTCGGGCTTGATGCCCAGGTAATCATTGATGCGCTTGCGCGCGAGATCGATGTAGAACTGTTTATCGATCGAATTGATTGGCGGATAACCCCGGTTGCAAACGATACAATGTTCAGGCAGATCGGCAATTTTGTCTCGACGTTCTTTCTCACTCGAGGCTTTGGGTAATTTGACCTTATAGAGCGTACCGAACGTTTTATTTGGGGAGGCAAAAACCCGATTTACGTTCTGGACTTCCCGCTCATGCGGAGAACCCTTCCAAATGACCTTGTCGTAGGTGGAGCCGGCCTTGCAGACGATCTGGAACTGCTCCATGTCGTCGCAGGCATTGATCGTCTCTTCCGGCGGCACGCCGTTCAGCAGGTATTCGACAATCGCTTTGGCAACGATCTTCATGCTGTTCTGGCGCCAGCGCGGGGCGTCGAGGACGGCGAGATAGGGGCCCTTCACCTTCACATCGCCGCCGGTTGTGCGAAGGACGTAATTGTTGACGTCCTTCTGGACGATTTTCTCGACGTCCGTTGCTTCCATCCCGAAACCCGTCCGCCGGCTCCATTCGTCGATTACGGCGTCGATTTCTGCCTCGTGCTTGGTATCGTAGGAGATGATGAGCCCGTCCGTATTAGATTGGATGAGCCGAAATGTTGGCACGTCCTCCAGCTTCTCGATTAGGTCGATCAGGTAAAGTTGACCGGACACGCAGACCGCCAGCGCCTGCCGCGGATCATACAGCTTGTTGTACTGATTGTTCATCGCGCCGTAAGTAGTATTGAGGACCAATTTCAGCGCGTCCGCGGTTACCTTGTCACCAGCTTTCTTCGCCGCCAACCGCCGCTCATAGACCCGCTTGAACTCGTCCGGGTCCGGGACGTTACGGCTCATGTAGCCGTTCACGATCATGAGCGAGGGATAATAGCTGGTGACGTCCCGGCTGGAAATCCGTCTCGTTTCGGTCCGCTCCTCCCGGTAGCATTCACGAGCGCCGTGCAGCCCGCCCCAGGCGACCGTGTGCGGCACGCCGGCAATCTCGATGTTGAGCTTTCGTTTGCGCTCCGGATCGACGTCGGCGAAAAATTCGATGACTTCCGGGTATTTCGTGATGATGAGATTCTCGGGAAACTCATATACGTCTCGGTCTGACCAACCTTCTATCCAGCCTTCTAGCGGCGTTTGGGCGCCCAGGAACTCCGCTGTCAGTTTGGCGTTGGTCAGCCGCAGGCTCTGTGCAGGCGACAGCCCGCACATGGCGCCGACCGTGATCTTCGATTCCAGGTAGCTCTTCCGCTCGTGGTAGAGCCGGATAGCAGCATCCACGTCGTGACAGCAGTAGTCGATAACTTCGCGGAGTTCGTCGTCCGTCAGCGGCCGGTCGAGGTCGAAGCTGACGCGGCTCTCCTCAATGTCCATCCCGAGGTTACCCTCGATCTCCTTCAGCCGGAGCGGCACCGGGATGTCGTCCATCAGGTCGAAATTTGTCCAGGGCGGCCAGGTAACATCCTTGAAATACGAATGGTCCCAGCCTTTCTGTCCGCCGATGATCCAGTCGTTGATTTCCTTGACCTGCTCCGGCGTGGCGCCGGTGTAGATGGCCCGGAGGATCCATTGGTCATAGTGCTTCGTGTTGTAACCGCCGATGATGAGCTCGTCCCGCCCGAGCGCATCCGCCCACCAGCGGAGCGCCGGGGCGTCGTTACGGAGGATCACCCGCTCGCCGCCCTCGACCGGCTGTTTGGCGACGAAGATCCAGTCGTGGGCGAACACTTCACAGTCGTAGATCCAGACGTTCTTGAGTTCCAGAGATCATCACCTCCTTTTCCTCGGAGACACCGTGGCGGCGCGCTTCACGGCAGCTTTGCTCCGGGCGATCTCATCGTCAGTCAGCTTCCGAAGCATTGAGTTTCCACCTCTGCAATCAGCCGGTCAACATACCAGCGCGCTTTTCGCAGATCCTCGGCGCCGTTCTTGCGCGACCAGCGCCACAGATACTTGATCGCGGCACCAGTGTTGTACGCCAGCCCGCCGGTAAGACCTTCCGTTGCTGACTCGATCGCATCGATACACTCAACTTTGCCGGCCGTGTAGTGCGCCGGGTGGTTGACCGGGTCGTGATCGGGCTGCGCGGGCTCGGTGTCGACAGCCTTTTCGATGGTTTGGAGCAGCACGTCGCGTTCTTCTCGAAGCCGATCCGCTTCATGACCGAGTCCTTCGGTTTGCCCCATCCAGTACTTGTTTTCTTCTTCCAGTTGGGCGACAGTCTTTTTCAGTTGTTCGATCTCGGCCAGATGCTTCTCGGCTGTCTGGCCGGCGAGCGCCACCGCCCGGACATTGGCCGCTTCAAGCTCATTGACCCGCGCCGTCTTCTCGGCCAGTTCCTTCTTCAGCCGCTCGATCAGCTCGTGAGCTTTGAGCGCCTGCGCAATCTCGGCTCCCGTCTGGCTTCCCGCGGGCTCTGGCTCGGCCGCCGGCTCCGCCTTGTGCTCGGCCGATTGGTCGATCAGCATTTTGTCCAGCAGCTGCTGGGCCTGTTCGCCCTTGACTCCTTTGAGTCCCCACTTCCCGAGCCAATATTGCAGAGCTCCCTTCTTGAGACCGAGCTCTTTTTCAATCCGGGCGATCTTCCACCCGGCCGCCAGCCGGCGGAGCACTTCCATCTTGTCCGGCGCTTTCGGCGCCGTTGCGGTCGACATGGTCGCTTCCTCCTTCCTCGTCTCGAGCCGTTCCCCGCGGCGCACGCGCTCCAGTTCCTCCGGACTCAGCCGGTACGTGATGACAGGCCCGCTGC